GAAGAAAACAATGTTGACTTCTAAGCAAAAGACATTGCCTGATGCTTTGAAGAGAAAGATTATGAAGGCTAAAAATGCAAAGGCCTAAGACTAGAATGGATGCGATGAAAACCCTTATGAAGAAGAGGGAAGATTTGCAAGAGCAGCTAGACAACCTTAGTATTGATCCCAAGCCTACTACTTTTCTTGGCAAGGCAAAGGCAAAGATGCAAAGAAGTGTTACTGCCACTAAGGAGCAAACTAGTAAGTTTCAGAATACTAGGCGTACTTTATTAAAAAAGATTGAGGAGCTTGATACTAAGCTTGAGAAGTTTCCTGATGCAGATAAGAGTTTTCCCTAATGGCGGTTAATGCAGCTGGTAATTATACAAAGCCTAAAATGAGAAAGACTTTGTTTCAGAGAATAAAGGCAAGTGCTGTACAAGGTACGGCTGCTGGTCAATGGTCTGCTCGAAAAGCACAGTTGCTTGCCAAAGAATATAAAAAGCGTGGTGGAGGATATAAGTAATGGAAAGAAGAAATAGTTTGCTTAGATCAAAAGATCGCGGAAAAAAATCTAGCAAAGGTCTTTCTCCGATGTCATTGTTAAAGCTTGTTAAATCAGAAATAAAAATATTAGAACAAAAAATAGCAACAGCTAATAAACAGTTAAAAAAGAAATAAATGAAGAAGTCACAGAAGTCATTATTAAACTGGGGAAAGCAGAAGTGGCGCACTAAGTCTGGAAAGAAGTCTAGTGAAACTGGTGAACGGTACTTACCTAGCAAGGCTATTGCTGCTCTTAGTGATTCTGAATATGCAGCCACAACCAGAGCTAAACGAAAGGGTAAGGCTTCGGGCAAACAGTTTGTAGCCCAACCCAAAAAAATTGCTAAGAAAGTAAGGAGATATAGAACATAATGGCATGGTATATTAGAAACACTGGAGAGTTGTGGACAGGTCCAACTCATACTCTTCATGGCTTTACTTGGACTGAAGCAACTCACATGAGTTATTCCGCAAAGCTTGAGGAAGGTGAAGAGCCAGTAAAGGCTAGAACAGATAAGGGAACATTTAAAGCTGATGACCCTTCTACGCCTAACATCGATGAATCAAAGAAAAGGAAAGCAAAGAAGTGAGCTTTGTAAATACTTTGAAACAGGAAGATTTACGTCTTCTTCGCAACATAGTTCGTAAAGAACACTTTAAATTTTTTGCTAAAAAACACGGCAAAAGCTTTGTGACTAACTATATGGTCGATAATATTATTGACAACATTGGTCCTGAAGTTGCTGAAAATATGATTAAGCTTGGCGTTGATAAGGGATTAAGGTGATTAATTTTAAGTACAAGCCTGATGGCGATGTGCTAAAATCTTTTATGAAAGACCATACTTTCTTTCGTGGCATTAGAGGTCCAGTTGGTTCTGGCAAATCTGTTGGATGTTGCGTTGAGGTTTTTCGCAGAGCCTTAGAACAAAAGAAAGGCCCTGATGGTATTCGTAAAAGTAGATGGGCTATCATTCGAAATACCAACCCACAACTTAGAACAACAACTATTAAGACTTGGCTCGATTGGTTTCCAGAAGCTGATTGGGGTAGGTTTCATTGGTCTGTTCCTTATACTCATCATATTAAAAAGGGGGAGATTGACCTTGAGATTATCTTCTTAGCTTTGGATAGACCTGAAGATGTTAAGAAACTTCTATCACTTGAATTAACAGGGGTATGGATTAATGAAGCAAGAGAAATACCAAAATCTATTATTGATGCTTGTACTATGCGTGTCGGTCGTTTTCCTTCAATGCGTGATGGAGGCCCTTCTTGGACAGGTGTAATTGCAGATACTAACGCACCAGAAGAAGATCACTGGTGGCCTATTATGTCAGGCGAAGTTCCTATTCCAGACCATATTCCTAGAGAGCAAGCTAAGATGTTAGTAAGGCCAGACAATTGGTCTTTCTTTACGCAACCCTCTGGAATGGTTGAAAAGAAAGATGAAGATGGAGAGATTCTTGATTATTTAAATAATAAGCAAGCTGAGAATTGTAAGAACATGCTTGCAAATTACTATTCCAATCTTATTAGAGGTAAGACAAAATCATGGATAGATGTATATGTGATGAATCGTTTAGGTCACATACAAGATGGAAAGCCAGTATACCCTATGTTTGCACCAGAAGTTCATATTGCAAAAGAAGAAATACCAGTAGCAGCCAACGTTCCTGTATATGTTGGCGTAGACTTTGGCTTAACACCAGCCGCAGTTCTTGGGCAGAAAGTACGAGGTCGATGGTATTTGCAATCAGAAATTGTAGCCGTAGACATGGGCATCGTTCGTTTTGCAGAAGTTCTTAGACAAGAATTATCTACAAGATTTGTTGCTGCTTCTGAAGTAATTATTTATGGCGATCCTTCTGGTGACTTTAGAGCGCAAACAGATGAATCTACTCCCTTTCATATTTTGCGCGGTGCTGGCTTGAGGGCGTTTCCAGCTCCCTCCAACTCTGTTGATCTTCGATTAGAATCGGTTTCCTCCCAATTGACGAAGATGGTCGATGGTAAGTCAGCACTTTTAATAGATAGGCGTTGCCCTCAACTGATTAAGGGTTTTGAGGGTGGTTACGCCTATAAGCGTATGGAAGTTTCTGGTGAAAGATACGCAGACAAACCAGATAAGAATATGTTTTCTCACGTTCATGATGCAGCTCAATACTTGTTTCTTGGCGCTGGGGAGGGTAGAGCTTTATTAAATACACAAAAACCAGCGAGAGCTGTTGTGGCTAGTCGCAACTTTGATGTATTTAAGAAAAGTCCGAAGCAGCGCAAGCAAAGTGTTTGGGCTAGAATGTAGTTTGTGCATTGAGATTTATTTCTTTTTGTGCTTACGAAAGATAACACAAGGAGATAGTTATGTGTTTTGGTCCAAGTAGAGCAGAGAAGCAAACGGCTGTAACTCAACGCATGGAAGCTGATGAGTCTCAAAGACAAGAAGCTGAAAAACGAGCAATGCAAAAACGTGAAGATATTCAAGAAGCAGTAATGAAAAGAGGTTCCGCTAGAACCAGAAGGTCTTTATTTTCTGCTGGTCGCGGTGGATTTTTAGGTAGGTTTGACTAATGGATAAAATAGCCAGTCAATATATTCAAAGTTATAAGAAAGCTAAAGCCTTTCGTGAAAACTGGGTTCCTCTTTTTGAAGAGTGCTATGAGTATGCTTTACCTCAAAGAGAGTCATTTTATTATGAAGAGGCTGGTCAGCGTAGGGACGAAAAGATATTTGATGAAACTGCTGTTGTTGGTACTCAAGAGTTTGCAAGTCGCTTACAATCAGGTATTGTTCCAAACTTTGCTCGATGGGCAGACCTTACGGCAGGGAGTGAAATCCCTGTAGATCAACGCGAAGAGGTTGATAATGTTCTTGATGAAGTTACTGATTATGTTTTTGAAGTCTTAAATAACTCTAATTTTAGTCAAGAGGTTCACGAATCCTTTATGGACTTGGCTGTTGGTACTGGTATTTTATGTGTTGAAGAAGGTGATTCACTTAATCCAATTACTTTTAGCGCAATTCCTTTACCACATGTTGTGCTTGATACTGGTCCTGATGATAGAATTGATCATGTTTACAGAGAGCGTAAAAAGGTAAAGTTTGATCATTTACCTATTATGTATCCTGATGGAAAGTTTGATCAGCGTGTTTTATCTCAAATGGGTGCTGATAAAGAAACTACAGTTCTTGAAGTTGTTTGCAGAGATTATTCTAAAAAGAACCAAGAGGCTTACTTACATTATGCAATATGTTTAACGACAAAGACTTTGCTACATTCAAAAGAGCTTTCTGGCATAGGATCGAATCCTTTTATTTGTTTTCGTTGGAACAAATGTGCTGGTGAGATATATGGTCGAGGCCCATTATTAAATGCTTTGTCTGCAATTAAAACAACAAACTTAACTATAGAATTAATTTTGGAAAATGCTCAGATGTCTATATCTGGAATATACCAGATGGAAGATGATGGCGTTGTAAATCCTGATACAATCAATCTCGTTCCAGGGAGTATAATTCCAAAAGCTATGGGGTCTGCTGGTTTGCAACCAATTCAAGCTGCTGGTCGCTTTGATGTAGCTCAACTTGTTTTAAGTGATATGCGTTTGAATATTAAACGTGCATTATACAATGATATGCTTGGAAATCCTGATCGAACACCTGCAACGGCAACAGAAGTTGCTGAACGTATGGCTGATTTATCTAGAAGAATGGGCGCTGCATTTGGTAGATTACAAGCAGAACTTGTACAACCTGTACTTCAACGTGTAATTTACATTTTGAAAAAGCAAGGCCGTATAGAGGTTCCTACAGTAAACGGAAGAGAAGTTAAGGTTAGATCAATATCTCCATTAGCACAAGCGCAAGCTAATCAAGATATATCTAGTGTCGCAAGGTTCTTAGAACTTACAGGTTCTACTTTTGGTCCAGAGACTTTGCAGCTTTTAATTGACTCAGAACAAACAGCAATTTTCCTTGCTAAAAAATTTGGTGTGCCAGAAAGCTTGATTCGTGATGAAGAACAGCGTAGACAAATAGCTGCAATAGCGCAGCAAATAGCACAGCAACAAGGAGTACCGATTGAGCAAGAAGAATGAGAGCGCATCTAATATTGGCATTGATGGCTTTAAAAGGTCATTTGATTCTGATTTAGAAGTTAGCCAAGTATTGGCTGAAACGTTTAAAACTCCGTCAGGAGAAGCAACACTTAAATATTTAAAATCAATAACAATAGATATGATACATGGGGCGGCAACATCTAATGATGAACTTCGTCATCATGAAGGTCAAAGATTTATTGTAGGTTTAATACAAGCGAGAATACAACATGCAGCAAGGAACAGAGCAAGTGAGTGAGACAGCAGTTGAAGTAGCAGAAGCTGATGGTCGTGATTTTGTAACTCAAGAAGATGTTAACAAAACATCTGAAACATCTGATAGACCTGAATGGCTTCCTGAAAAATACAATACTGGTGAGGATTTAGCTAAAGCTTATAAAGAGCTTGAGTCTAAACTTGGCAGTCGAGAAGAAGATATAAAGAGCAAGCTAATCGAAGAGATACAATCTGAAGCCTTTAATGATAGACCAGAAAAAGCTGGTGATTATCAGTTACCAGAAATGGTTGACGAAGAAATGGCTGTTGATAATGATTTACTTCAGTGGTGGTCTGATCATTCTTTTGAAAATGGCTATAGCCAAGAAGAGTTTCAAAAGGGTATAGAAATGTACGCTCAAGCTATTAATGGAGCCGAACCTGATTTAGAAGCTGAAAGTTCTAAACTTGGAGATGGCGCAAACGATCGTATTGAGGCAGCATCACTTTGGGCTAATAACTTTTTTCCAGAAGAAACTATACCTGCAATAGAGCGTTTATGTGAAACATCTGAAGGTATTATAGCGTTAGAAACTATAATGGAAAAAATGAAAGATGGTTCATTTTCTGGAGATACTCAACCAACTGCTGGTTTATCTGAAGCTCAACTTAGGGAAATGATGTCTGACTCTAGGTATCATGGATATAATAAGGATGCAGATTTTGTTAAGCAAGTCGATGAAGGTTGGAAACAACTTTACAGAGGTTAAAATTATTCAGAGGGGTCAATATTACCTGACCCCTTTTCAACCTTATCATATTGATGAAGTTGTAAATCATCTGAGTTCTGAAAACATAGAAGAGCTTGCTTTGCTTGGCTATACGAATATACGCGAAGCAATAACTGATATGTACGAAACATCTGAATGTTATATAGCTAGAAAAGAGGGTGAAACTTTTCTTGCTGTTGGTGGCCTTTGGTATGCTGATGATCAAGATTGCCCACAAATGTTTGCAATGTTTTCTAATAATATTAAGAAATCTTTTATAGCGGCTGCTCGTGGATCAAAGATGGTTGTTGATTTTTTTGATAAGACTCAACCAATGATGACTATGACTATTTTGCAAAGTAATGAGTTAATATTAAACTGGGCAGTATGGTTAGGTTTTGATCCTGTAGGCTTTATAGAACAAAGAAATTACAAGTATGTTGAATTTGTGCGTTGCAATCCGAATAAAAATAATGTTAGCGATAAGATATTACAGCCCGTAATACACTGAAAGGCCCGAAAGGACACCCTTGCTGAAGTAAAAATCGGACACCTGTAGCGAGAGAAACTTCAATTAAGGACTGAAAAAATGGCTAATACAATTGACACAGCCTTTATCAAGCAGTTTGAAACCGAAGTTCATATGGCGTATCAACGTATGGGTTCTAAGCTACGGAATACTGTGCGTACTTCAAATGTAACAGGTTCAACTGCTCGTTTCCAAGTTATTGGAAAAGGCACTGCAAGTACTAAGTCTCGAAATGGTAATGTAACTCCAATGGAATTGGCACACACTACTGTAGAGGCAACAATGGCTGATCATTATGCTGCTGAGTATATTGATAAGCTAGACGAACTAAAGATCAATATTAATGAGCGTCAAGCTGTAGCGCAATCTGCTGCTGCTGCTTTGGGTCGTAAGACTGACGAGATTATCACTACTGCAATGGATGCTGGTGCTAACTCAACTCAGATTCACGATGCAAGTAGTGCGCTTGAAAAAGCTGATCTGCTTTCTCTATTTCAAACATTTGGCAATGAAGATATTCCAGAAGATGGGCAACGCTATTTAGCTATGTCACCTGCTGGCTTTGCTGACTTGTTTGCAATTACAGAGTTTGCATCATCTGACTTTGTTGGTCCGCAAAATCTACCGTTTGCTGGTGGTATGACAATGAAAGAATTCTTGGGTTTCAAGATTTTCTCAACGTCTTCCGTAGCTGGTGGTAAGAACTTTGCTTATCACACTTCTGCTGTTGGCTTAGGCGTGAACTCTGATGTTCAAACTGAAGTTAACTATGTTGCAGAAAAAGTCTCACACTTAACCACATCTATGATGTCAATGGGTTCTGTCGTTATTGATGACGATGGCGTCTTTGAAGTCCTAGATAACAACTAAGGAGTTATAGAATGGCTTACGCAGCAAGTGGTCTTACTCGTGTTGGTGGAGACTCAAATGGAAGTTTGTGGATGTATCGTTCAGCAGATGCAATAGCTACTGTTAGAGCATCTGGATATTTTAACAATGCAGCAAATATGCTTGGTGTTCGTGACTTGGTAATTGTTCAAGACACAAATGTACCAACAACAAGCTTATGTAGTGTTCTTTCTAACACTGGTTCTGTAGTTGATATTTCAGACGGCACTGCCGTTTCTGAAACTGACACTGACTAATAAAGGGATGGGGGTTTCGGCCCCCATACTAACATGCCAACAATAGCTGATACCGCAGTAAAGATAGCATCTCGCGCATCCATTTTGATTGGTGGTGACGCGATTCAATCTTTTTCAGATGGGACAACAGAGGCAGATGTTTGTAATAACATTTATGAAGATGTTGCTCAGTCTTGTTTAACAAGAACACGCTGGAGATTTGCAACAAACCAAGCTCAATTAAGTAGGCTTGCTGCTGCACCAACAGGAAGATTCGATGCAGCTTATCAATTACCTTCTGATACTTTAATGATTAATGCTATCACAATTAATGATGTACCAGTTAAATATGATGTTTACGGTAATAAAGCTTTTTGTGATGCAGACAGTTCTCAGGTTTTAGTTGCTGACTATATATTTAGGGTAACGGAAGAAAACTGGCCTCCATATTTTATTCTTGGTGTTGAATTTTTCTTAGCTAGTATTCTTGCTATTTCTGTTGCTCGTGATGGTGCATTGGGTTCAGCAATGGAATTAAAAGCTGAGAAGCAAATGATAAAAGCAAGAACACTTGATTCACAACAGCAAACAACAAGCAAGCTCAATACTTCGAGGTTTATTGCACAAAGGCGTAGCTAATGCAGAAAGTTAGAGTTCCTATTAATAGCTTTCAGTTTGGCGAAGTAAGTGATTCTCTCTCAATGAGAGTAGATAGTCCTGTTTATGCCTCATCTGTTCAGACATTACAAAATATGGTTGTTATGCCAGAGGGTTCTGTAACCAAGCGTTATGGTGCTAAACATATGGCTAAGTATGGTGGCATTACATATGATGCTAATAATACAGAACAATCTCATTTATTTCCTTTTATCTACGATGAAAACGAAGAGTATATAGTTGCTATACAGCATCAACAGATAAGAGTTCATCAAGTAAATGATACTACCTTAACTCAGCGTTTAAACACAACAACGGATATAAATGGGGCGACTCTTCCTTTTGATAAAGAATATTTACAAGAGTACACTGTAGCTCAACTTGGCAATGACATGTTTATATGTCATCCATTGTTTGCGCCTAGAATATTACGCAGAACAAGTGCTACTAGTTTTCATGTAAGAACATTTACTTTTGATCAAAGGGCTGACTCACTTGTTACTTTTCAACCGTATTCACGTTTTGCAGATGCAAATGTAAAACTTGATCCAGAAGCTGCTACTGGAGATAATATAGATTTTAGCATCTACACTACAGACGGTACTACCGATGATGATTTTTATTTTAGTGGAACAAATGCATCTGGAGCTGGAAACTTAACATTAAATAGTGGTGCGACTGCTGCTTTTGATAACTCTGTAGAAATAAGCGTAACATCTACTGGTAACATTAGTGGTGTAACATTTACATTTACTGGAACAGATCAGGATGGTGTTGCTCTTACTGACTATATAGATGGCCCTAATAATGCAACTGTATATGTTCCTCGTATGTTTAAATCTATCTCAACTATTTATGCAAATGGCAACTTTGCTACAACTGTTAAGATTGGTCATACAAACAAAAGAGGTGTTACTTATTTAGATATTACTGGGTCTAAGACAGCAACTCTTAGAACAGGTAATTACGCTAGTTCAAAACATAAAGATATATTATTAAGGTATCATAAGAATGAATTAAAAATAGATACAGTTTATAACTCTAATCAGTTTAGAGCAGATATTCTTGATTCTCTTTCAACAAGATTAGAAATAGAAAATCCTCTTAGGACTAATAATAATAGTAATAAGGTTGAAGTAAGCCAACCTCAACATGGATTTTCTCTAGGTGATACTATTAATGTTGAAAACGCAGATGCTCTTGGTGGTATAAATATAGCAAATATAAATGGTTCCAGAACAATACATGAAATTATTGATGAGAATACTTATAGTTATACGGCTGGTGCTACTGCAAATGCCTCTGCTGATGGCGGTGGTTTTCCTAGAATTGAAAGTGATGCGCCAACAACTGATTTTGATGAACAGTCATTTTCTGATGTAAGAGGATACCCTGCGGCTGTAGAGTTTCATCAAAACCGTTTAGTGTTTGCTGGTACATTAGATGAACCTGATACATTGTTTTTTAGTAAGGTTGGTAGCTTTTCTAATTTTGATGTAGGTATTGCTGCTGATGATGATGCTATACAAGTTACTGCTGCTACTGGTGATGTTAATGAAATACGATACTTAGTTTCTAACAGAGATTTGCAAATCTTTGCTGCTGGAGCAGAGTTATATATTCCTACATTTCAAAATCAACCATTAACACCAACTAACTTACAGATTAAAAAGCAAACTCCTTTTGGTATTTCTCATGTGCAACCAATAGAACTTGATGGTGCTACCTTGTTTGTTCAAAGAAATGGTAAGGTTGTTAGAGAGTATTTATTTACAGATGGAGAGGATGCTTATACTTCTGTGCCTGTATCTAGTATAGCTTCACATATGATTGATACGCCAAGATATATGGCGGTTGTTCATAGTGGTTTTGGTCAACCAGATTCTTATGCAGCTATGACTACAACAGGTAATAACTTGATTGTATTTTCCTCGAATAGAGCTGAAAGAAAAGCATCTTGGGTACAGTTTAATACCGCAGGTAAGTTTGGTTCTGTTTGTGCTATTGAAGATAGATTGTTTGCTGAGATTTACGATACGAGTGGTCAGCTTCATGTTTGTGAGTTTGCACCTAAATCAACTCAGAATGTTGGATTAGATATTTGGTTACATAAACTTATCATTAGTAATGAAGTTGATGTTAGCACTGCATATAATCAAAATGATGTTGTAGATGTTATAGCAACAGATGTTATTGATGGTTATCAAGAATACTTGGGGACATTTACTGTTGATGCTAATGAAAAGATAAATGTATCTGCCTATTCTGGTTTGGGTCATACTTATGTTTATGTTGGTAAGAAGTTTGACTCTAAGATTGTTACTAATGAAATAGATGCTTCTATGGGTAGTGGACCTGTAACTGGTGAAGTTAGAGGGATTGGTAGAATCCTTCTTGATGTAAAAGATGCTTTCTCTCTCAAAGTAAACAATAAAAGCATACCTATTTCTAGTAAAACAAATCCTGATACAGCAAGTCAGTCAATACTTGATCCTATAGTTGGCAAGAAAGAAATAAGAACAACAGGTTATACTCGCAGCCCTCAAGTTACAATCGAGCAATCAGAACCATTGCCGTTACAAGTTAATGGCTTAGTCGTGGAGTTAATAGTTTAATGCCTGATCCAGCAACAATAATGATAGCAGCAGCAGTTTTAAATGCTGGGGGGCAATTAATTAGCGGCATAGGTGCAAAGCAAGAAGCTGAATTAACATCTTTTCAGATAGAAACTCAGAAAAAACAAAATAGAGTTTCTGCTTCTCAGCAAGCAAGAGCAAGACGAGAGGAATATGATTTAGCTACTTCTTCTAATATTGCAGCTTTTGCATTGCAGGGTCGTGACATTACTACTGATAGAAGTGTTGAGGCTTTCTTAAAAAGGCAAAAAGAAATTGCTAGGCAAGATGTTGGTCGTATTGCAAAACAAACAAATAATGAAGATTTAAAAGCTGATATGATGGCAATGTCTGAGGGAAGAAGAGGGCGTAATGCTTTATATTCTTCTTTGTTTAATGCTGCTGGAACAATTGGCGAAGCTCAATATAGAGCAGAAAAAACAGGAACATAATAATGGCTGTAATAAGACAAAGAACACAAGTTTTTAATCAGCCAGTAGGTATTGTGCAAACAAGAGCTGGCGCTCAAGAAGTAGGTGGAGCAATTAGTAGAGCAGCTAATACAATGTCTCAGTTAGCTTATCGAGATGCGGCAGACGAAGCTCAGAAAAAAGGTATTGAGCTTGCTCAGGCTGTAGAAGAAAAAGGATTAAGAACTATTAATCCAGAAACAGGTAAGCCAGAAGCATACAAAGCACCATCAACATTTGGTCAAATTGCAGCTGAAGCATATCAAAGTGTTATTGATAAACGTTTTGAAGACTCAATGAATACTGAGCTTAGATTGAAGGCTCAAGAAATATCATTGAAGTTTCCATTTGCACCAGAGGCATATGATGAGGCTATGGATAGCTATATATCAGAAATGTCTGAAAATGCTCAAGGAAAATATAAATCTTATATAGAAACTACTGGAACTAAGTATTTAGCTTTAACTAAATTAAATATTACAGAGCGTGTTTCTACAAAAGCAAGGGAGGATGCAGCTAAATCAATAGGTGTTTCTGTAGATGCTAGTGCTGATAATGCTTATACACTTGCTCGAGCTGGTGGTTACAAAGCAAGAGAGAACGAAGAGCAAAGTGAAACAGATGTTATTCTTAATCGTGAGATAACAAATACTGTAAATGGTATTAACTCAGGTTTGGTTAATGTTGGCTCAGATACCATAGCAAAGCAAAAGATTAATGAAGCTATTGCTAGAGGTGCTGTAGAGCATCTTATGAGCAAAACTTATTCTTCATTGGAAAGAAACGCTATTGAGCTTGCTATTCGTACTCGTGGTGAAGTTACAGGTGCAGTTCCTCCAGATTTAAAAGATGATTTAAAAGAGCTTCTTAAATATGTTGAGCCATCAAATGTTGAGCGCGTTCTCAGTCATAGTTCAACTGTAGCTGCTGATTACAATGCTGTTGAACGAGATATTGCTGAAGTATTAAAAGATGATCTTGCTCAAAAATCAAGAGTTTCAGAACTTCAGTTTAGTGATAGTTTATTAGATTTTGGGACTCAAGCGACAGGTTTTGCTACACTTGGTTTTAGCTTTGAAAATCCAGTTGCTATTTCTTCAGTAATTAATCAAACTAATGATCTTTATAATACAATCAAAGATGCTGAAGAGGCAAGATTTAAGGCAGACCAAAGTTATACTAAAGCTGAGTTTGAATCTAATCTTAAAGATGCTCGACAAGAAGCATTACGTCCATTTCTTATACAAGCTGCTGCACAAGGTAATGTAGAAGAGTTTCGTGTTGCTTTTAATACACGCAATCCTGAAGACATGGCAAATTTAACTGCTGAACAAAAGCAAGTTATTAATGATATTTATAAATCAGATATGTTTAATGCTGGGGAAGATATTGGGTTTGTTCGTGAGGTTTTATCTGCATCTAAGAATGATTTAAGAATAGCTGCTGAACGTGAGAAGTTTAGATTTGAAATATCTCAATCAATTACTGAGGCAGGGGTTCTTGCTGAGACAGGTGGTTTGTCTGATAAGGCTTTTGATAATTTAGTAAAGACTGTTAAGAACAGCATTGGCTCAAATAAATTAACAGCAGATCAAGCTGAATCAGAAATAAACAGGCTAACTAAGCAACGCGCTTTAGGCTTAGTTGAGTCTTTTGCTAGATTTTCTACTTCTCGTGATTTAAATAATCTTGCAACTTATATTGATAGTGGCGGTAAACGTACAGAAGGTATGTCTGAAGATATTATTAATGCTGGAAATACTATTCTTGAGAGAACAAAGGATGCTGAAGACAAATCAAAGATAAGAGACTCTGTAGTAAGCAAAATTAATGGTTTAAAGTCTACGGTAGCTGCCGAAGAAAAAGAACTGGAAGATGCTATTGAGCTTAAGAATAATCAAAAAAGGATTCTTAGTGGCGGTGGGAATGTTAACGATAAAAAGGATCGGGAATATTCTCAAGATATATTAGATAATAAAAGTATTGATATAGGTCAGTTTAATACATTTGATCCCACATTAAAAACTACTGTTATTTCCTTAATGCGTACTGCTGCGCCTCAAGGATATATTGATGAAATGGATAAACTTGCTTCTGGTTTAGACATAAAAAATGCGGATACATACCTTGATTTGTTTGCTATTCTTTCAAATGATCCTACAAAAACAGGATTATTTATTAATAGATTTGGTGATGCTTTAGATCAAAAGACTGTTGAGTTGCTTAATGACGCAAACTCAATACGAACTGTAATTGGTGGTAATGCTAATGAAATTATAACAACATTAGTAGAAAGGCAAAATGATCCAAAGTCTAGTATTCAAATGGACTTAGTTTTAGGAGATAAAACACCAACGGAATATGCAACAGCTTATTTTGGAGGCGATCAGATTATTGGTACTGAGTTGTCTTCTTCTGTTGAATATTTAGCAAGAAGTGGTAAAAGTGCAAAGCAAATTAATGCTAGATTAAAAACATTAAAAGACCAACATTATCCTGAGTCTACTCATATTGTTGACCCAAGATTTCCTGCTGGTTCTATAAAAAGATCAAGATATGCTTTGGAAAAACAATTCCCAGAAGAAGACGAAAGAAAAGCATTTGTTGCTTCTGTAGAAAGTCAACTTCCATCTGGCTATGCTCTTATTCCTAATTTAGATGCTGAAGACAAAAAAGTTTTCTTAGCTCCAGATGAAAGCACTGCTGGTGTTTTGTATTTTTCTTATTTTGTAGATGAAAATGAAGAGTTACGTCCATTAATATTTGAAAAAAATGGTGTATCTACTTGGCCTACATTTAGCAAAAAAGACATAAAAGATTATTACAAAAAGAAAGAAGCTGAAAATAAAGCTGAACTTGATACGTTAGAGCAAAAACAATCTAAAGGTTTTGCATTACAACAAAAGATAAGGGATATGGACCCTAGCATTTCTGCTTTTACTAGAGGTCTTGGGGCAGGTGGGCTGTAATGGAAAATGGATTTAACGTACTTCGTGACATTCAAGCTGCTCAAGGCGTTCAACCAACTCCAGAAATATCTTTTATGGAAACTGTTGGGGCAAGTTTATCATACAAGTACGATCCATTAATTAGTTATTTAAATGAACAGTCTAAGTTTCCTACAGTTCCAGAAGATGGTTACAGAGCTAGAGATTATCTTCCAGAAGATTTAACACCTTATGCTTCTACGCTTTTAAGAGCAACTAATCAGGAACATATGGATTATTTAATTAGACAGGTTCGTGAGGGAATTGAAACACGACAAACACTTGCTTCTTCTGGTATTATTGCTCAGTTTGGTGCTGAGTTATTTGATCCTATTAATTATATAGGTATTCCGTTTGCTCGTGGAGCAAGTTTTGCTGGAAATGTTATGCGTGGAGGTGCAGCCACTTCAACTGTTGTTGCTGGTCAAGAAGCTATTCGTTATCCTCTTGATCCTTTAGCAACACCAGAAGAAGCTGTAATTAATATTGGTTCTGCATTTGTTATTGGTGGTGCTATATCTGGGTTGGTTAGCATCCCTGCTCAAAGACGAATAGAAGCACAAAAATCTGCTGAAGAAGAAATTGCAAACTTACAAACGCAAATTGCTCCAGAAGGTGAAGAGCCTGTAGGTAAAATAGCTCCAAGTTTATTTACTGATTCTTGGCTTTATAAAGCTGTTACGACTCCCATGAAACGTGTTCTTACTGATGACACCATTCCGAACTCAGTTAAGTTGCGTACACTCAAAATAGCTAATGACTCTGGCTTGCTACTCGCAGCAAACAAACAAGGTCAAAAGGTAGGTAACTCTGTTTATCAAAATGCTAAGTTGCTCGAAGGTGAGTGGGTTAGAGTTTATGATGAAACAATGAATATTTGGGGTCAAAGTACAGGCAAAGGGGTGACTAGCGCCCTTGATTACACTTTTCAAAGAAAAGACTTTGAGACTTGGCTTGAGGGCGTTGATTCTAAAACTATGCGTGGGATTGAGCCAGCCGATGATTTAGAAGCTCAAGCTATGATGAAGATTAATAAATTCTATGAGAAATGGGAAGAACGCCTTAGCGAACAAGGCTTGATTGGAACGACTCCTTACTATGAAAGACTTGTAGTAGATCGTGAGAAGCGCGTAGAAGCTGCTCAAAAGCGTTTAGAGGGCGCTCGTAATATAGACTACCGTATGAAATTAGAAGGTCAGATAAGGCGTTATGGCAGTCAGATAGATGAAGCTAAAGAAATTTTAGAAGATTTAAAAGATTCTGGACCTGTATTACCACCTAATGAAAAAGTATTTCGCCCTAGATATTGGGATCAAGATGCTATTAAAGCAAACATGGATGATTTTAAACGTGTTTTAACTGAGTGGTATACAAACAATCCATCTGTAATATCAAAAGGCAAAGACGGTAAGTTTTCTAGGGTAGAGTTATCTATAGAGCCAAAAGCTGTTGTTAAACGTGTTAACCAAACAGTAGATGCAATTTTAGGTATAAAAGATATTCTTGATCCAGAGGTAGGTTATTATGGCGCTGGTAAATCAAAACATTTTAAGCATCGATTAGTAGACATTCCTAATAATCTTGTTCTTGATTATATTCAAACTAATCCAATAGCTGTAATGAAAGCGTACACACAAAGAACAGGCGCACGTTATGAGTTTGCTCGTATGTTTAATGGCAATACCATTGATGATGTTCTTGATGATACTTTTAACGAAATGATGGATGCTGGCAGATCGCCAGAAAAAGCATATGCTGCTATGAAAGATATGCGGCATTTGTATAAACGTGTTATTGGTGGACTTCAGCGTGATCCTGATAGTTGGGAGCAATCAACAGCTAGAATATTAAGAAGTCTTGCACAATTAAATTACCTTGGTTCTGCTGGTGTATCTACAATTACTGAACCTGCAAAGATTATGATGGAGCATGGTCTTGGTCCTACATTTCGTGGTTTATTTTCAGTTATGAAAAACAATCAGTTAAAGTTAGCTGGTAAAGAAGCAAGATATGCTGGAGAAGCATTAGATAATTTAATGAACTCTTCTCATTTACGTTTAGTTGATGATGTAAATAATAATCCATTTAGGTCTGATATACTTGATAGAGCTAAAGAACCTTTTTATTTATTGAATGGACTTGGCCCCTTAACAAGAATATTCAAAGACTTTGATGCTATGGTTCGATCTCATAGTTTGATTGATTATTCAATTAGATGGACTCAAAATAAAGCAACTAAGCAAGAACAGGAATACCTTCTTAGGTATAATATTAATTTAGAAGATGCTCAGAAAATAGCTAATGCACCTTGGCAAAAATCAGATGCTGGTTTTTATATGGCAAATACTGATGCTTGGGCTAATACAATTGAGTTTCCAGTAACTAGAGCTGAGGTTATTTCTGGTCCAACTGAAACTTTTGCAAAAGACGGTCGATACAAACCAGCATTTTATCGTGACAAAGAAAAAAAAATATACATCGATGAGGAATATATTAAAGATGTAATGTATGAACAACGTGGCTGGGAAAATCCAAGAGTTGAAGGTGTTAAACCTATTAAAAAAGGTATCATGAATACGCCAGATGACTATGTAACTTTTATTAAGATGCACGAGATTATGCACTCACTCAATAGGCCAAAAGACATGGGCTTTGATGTGCGTAAAAAAACAGACAAAGTTTCATACGAAAATGCTATTAATGATTTGGCTATTGCTGAAATAGAAAAGCAAGCAAGGGTTAGCCCTGATACTGTTCAGACCTTTCGTAATGCCCTGAGTTCTGGAATTATGAATACAATCTTAATGGGTACTCCAGCAGATAAACCAATTATTACAGATGGTATTGTATATATTCCTATGCGTGTTGCTCGTCAGTTTGGTATGAAGGAAGATGTAGAGTTTAAAGGTTATGCTCGTGTTGAAAGTGGTTTACTTGGTTTACCATTTCAGTTTTACAGTTACAGTTTAGCAGCAGTAAATAAAATTACAGCCGCATATGGGCATGGTCAGTTAAAGAATCAGTGGATTGGGACTTCATTGTCTATGGGTCTTGGATATATGGTTCTTCAATACAAGACACCTGATTTTGTTGAGATGGAGTTCCAAGATCAGTTTGCTAGGGCATTTGATTATTCAGGTGTAGCTGCTTTATATTCAGATATGTTTTATACTGCTATGTCTACAAGCTTAGCATTGGGTGGCCCTAATATTACTGGTGGTGTTTTGCAACCACGTTTTCCTCAGAAGCCAGATCAATTAGATTCCC